TTCAGTAGATAAAGAGAAACTACGAAGAGATGTTAAAAATGCGACAATCGAGTATCTTAAAACAAATAAGATACAGTATCAGAGCAATTCTCCCAATGGAAAGGTAAGATCAGTAGGAATAAGAGATTTAGGTTCATATTCTGATTCTGCTGAATTTTATTACCTGGAAGAGTCTCTTGAGACTAATTACTAGGAGGTTAACCTGGAATTTAAAAGTTTAACAGAAAGAGAAACCTACTTTGATATGAGTGAGTCTCCTGGTATTGAACAGCACAGATTAAAGTTATACTGGTCAATACTCGGAGATTGTATCGATGAAAGGAAAATATTTACTTTCCAATGTAAAAATGAGGAAGAAGCCGATGATTTAAAGAAACTTACTTATACTTTGGTTTTCCAAATTAATGACAGATGGAAAGTAACTCTTGATGACCATTTAGTTGTAAAAGCAGTCCCTCCTAATAAGACCACATAGTTGGTCTAGGATGTTTCTCATCAGAGAGTGTGTCAATGTGAATGAATCTTTTTGCATGAGTACCTCTCTGAGAGATTCCAACTCCACTTATACCATGTTTCCTCGCAACATCCACAAGCCTGAGTGCATCTGCGCCAGCGATCAGAATATCGCTTGCCATTGTACCATTAGTTCTAGGAACATGCGGTCCATTACTTCCTGTTGAACTAACCTCAGAATTTCTCTTCGCACAACGTACTCCGCTACTAATCCTTAAAGGTCTATTCATATCTTCCCTTATATTCTGCAATATAGACATGAAGTCTGGGTCCATTGCATCTTCTCCGCAGCCACAGCTGCACATCATTTCTGCACTAGAAAAGTTTTTAGTTAGCATCATAGCTAATCCTCCTATTACTAACCCATTGAATTGTCGTCTATTTCCAACCCACATGGGTTAAATTAATCGAACTACTTGTTCGACTTATCTAAAGATTCCTTTAGCAGTTTTACTAATTTATCGTCTACATCGGAGTCAGTCTTCTTTGCTAAAGTTTCCAAAAGCAAAATGATCACCTTTTCAATCACTTTACTATTTCCAAGCATACTAAAAGCCATGCTTTTAACTACTCCTGCAATTAGGAAAGGCATTTTACCTCCTTACTTTCTCTAAGAGTTTTATTATATCCTTGCATTGTATTAATAAAATCTTGAATTTTACCTGGTGTCATCCAGTTTTTACCGCATAAATGATTAACCCAATGCAATATTTCAGAATCATCTTTAATTCTATCCAATTCAACAAAGTAATCCTCATATCCTTCTCTCGTTTCAATATCAACATAACTCCTATCATCACTATTAATATCTAAATGAACTTGCATCGGTATAGGTTTCATATCTGAAAATTTCCTATAAATTGGTCTTTTCATTTAACACTCCTTATTCCTGTGTGGTGTAAATGGCTCTATACATTGCCATTGTGATTCATTACTAAAGTATGTATCTACCCAATATCCAACTCCTGGTGATTCAGGCTTAGTTGAACATCCAATTAATAAAAATGCAATTATCATAAGTTTAATGAGCAAGTCTACCTACATTAATTCTAAGGTCAGTTAATGTCTTCTCTACTTCTTCCATTTGTTCCCCAAATGTCTCTTCTGCCATATGAAGATGCTCTATATGCAATTTGTTGTCTCTAGCCAGTTTCTCTACATCCATGACTGTTGCAAATAACCATCCAACAATGCCCATTAAACCAGCAACTACAAGAGGAGTAAAAGTTTTTACAAGCGTGTGTTCAGTTACCGCTTGTATTGATCCATTAGCCATTAGAAGTTTGAACTGAGAGTTTTATTCTTTTGTTTTTTAGATTGCTTTGCACGTTCAAAATCTTCAACAGTCAATGCTTTCTTATCCTGTTTCCTGGCTTTACGATGAAGTTCCTTTAATCTATCTGCTTCATCAACTTCATTTTTCCATCTTTCTATTCTCTCATGATCAGAAGAAGAAGGTTTAAAAAAGAAATCTTTGAATTTCTGCACAAAACTCATATATTCTCTCCTTTCTTTAGCTTATATTTTGCCTTACTTGATTCCATTTCTTCCTCATGTTCATGATCCTTCTTCTCACGAAACCAGTAATCGGTAGACTTTGCAAGGACTGCAACATATGCTCCCATAAGGATATTAACCAGATCACGACTCGTTTCTTTAACATCCGCATAGAACAATAAGTAAAGTAGAACCAGGAACGTAAATGCGTTGGCAATTGATATGACGAATCTGGCCCAAAAGTTAAGAAGTTTCCTGTTTTCAAGCGGACTCCCTGCTCCACCAAGTAATGAGTGGTTTACTTTCTTCATTCATTTCGTGTCTACATCCCATTTACCTATAGGACATTTCATTCCTGGTATTCTTGACTTTATTTTCATAAAGCAACCACATTTCTTACATGTTCCTGTACGTTCAAAATAATGCTCACATTCTTTACATATAGCTAACCTAGAGGCTACTCTAGCATCACTATTTTTAATCTTACCTCGTAAGCGTTTTAATACTGTCTTATGATCCAGCAAATCCAGTAAACTCTGATGGAAAGGTTATACCATTTAATATTCCATTTTCATCTGATGTACATGCAGACTGAGGAATTAACATCATTGCATATGGACCACCCTCTTCTTGCAAATGTCCTATCATTGCTTTCATGTCTTCTGAATCAGTTTCATTAATATCGTGCCAAACAACACCATCTGTATTATCAAATAGGTATAATCTTTTAGGTTTGGTTGGATCTTCTAAATCTTGACCATTCCCATCCTTTTGAAAGAATACACACCACACTTCTGTTAATTCTTCTGCCATAATTTTTCTCTTATGTTATTGCTCCATTAATAGAACCATTATTTACTAATGTTACAGAGGCATGAGAACCATTAACTATTGAGTTACTTGCTGAAGATGTTCCTCCTGAACCTCCTCCTGAACCTCCTCCTCCTGCTCCTCCTCCTGATCCACCACTTCCTCCAGTACCCCCACATTGAGTACCACCTGTAGATCCAGTACTACCACTATTTCCACTTGGCCCTGATGATCCTGCACTTGATCCTGAACCTCCTACTGATAATGCTCCTCCATTACCACCAGCACCTCCAGAACCTCCTGTTCCACCTGTTCCCCCTGAACCTCCTGTTCCTCCTGTAGGAGTGCAAGGAGTATCACAACAGCTATGCGGATTGCTTCCGCCTGTATCTCCTCCTGCACCAGATGATCCACTTGCACCCCCTGAACCAGATGATCCACTTGATCCACTATTTGCTGAACTAGAATAACAACTGGCAAAATTGGTAGTACAACCATTAGTCCAACCAGCACCCTTACCTCCTGCACCTCCGTTGCCACCAACACCACCAGTACCTCCAGCACCACCATTACCTCCTTCATTACCCATAATAGCCCAACATAGTAATTGACATGATCCATAATATGTTGTATTGCAGCTTCTTCTACCAGATTCTCCTCCGCTGCCACCGCCTCCGCCACCGCCAGCACCACCACCTGAACCACCGCCAGCACCGCCACCACCTCCTCCAGAGATTTCACCTCCAGAATCAACGGTGATAGTAACAACTCCACCAGTAAAATTCATATTCATTGCATTAGAACCAGCAGTCCCTGCATTACCACCACCTCCAGTACCACCACCAGACCCTGAGCTACCACTTTGACCAGGACATCCAGGTTCATCAGAATACCAACCCCCACATTGAGAGGTAGCTGATCCACAACCAGAAGATTCAGCTTGGCCACTACCACCACTTCCAACGCCTCCACCTGAACCGCCAGAAGTATTACCAGCACCTCCTGTGCCAGCAGTTCCTAGAATATGTCCATTATTTCTTACAATTAAGTTTATTTCTGTATCTGCTGCCCAACCAGAACCAAAAGAAAGACCATAAGCACTACCACTTCCAGTTGAAGTATATAATGCTGTATGGGCAGAACCATTACCAACATATGCAGTAACTGTTCCTGGTTTAGAAACATCCCAACCTAATCCAACAGCTTTAGTCTGTAAGTTAGCATGTTGTTCATCAGCTGTATAAGTGAATTCAAGTTCTTGACCTCCTGAACTTAATCCTCTAAGATTTCGTACTAACATATTACATTCTCATACCAGTTTTTAAATGACCAATGAGGCCATGTTCCATATGCTGCTTGTTCTATAAATTTACTATGATCTCTGATATTAAGCTCATCTGTATTCTTAACTGTATTAATAACATTATAAAATCTTGTATCTGACTCGTCAATACCGAATTCTGCTAATTTCATAGCATATTCCCAAAATGGAGTATCATATGTAGAACCTTTAAGATAATGCCATAATATAAATGTAGCTTGTTCTCTGATTGTTTGTTTAATCTTCAGATTTAAATAATTAATATCTGCTTCTTTATTTACAAGATAATCATACGTATTTCTTGCTTGATTCAAATAAAGTGACATAGCTGTTGCTTCTAATGGTTCGATAAAAGCTAATCTATTTCCATTTAATATTATTACTTTACCATCTTTTTTTGTTATTGGTTCTTTAGCAACATATGATTTAAAATCTAGCTTTTTTGAATCTATTCCATCTGGAAAATCTTTTCCAAACATATCATTGAAATTAGACTCTGCATCATCTTGAGTGGTATAATCTGAGTTAAATATGTATCCATACGATGTAGTATCAGTAGAATTTGGTATTACAAATGTCCATCCATCAGGAGTAGCTACTGCTCTAGTCCAAAACTGAGTGAGGTCTTTCCCCTTACTCGTTGCTAATAAACATGCATTTAAAGGATTTATAACATTATCATAGTTAGAATCCTCAATATCTTGATTTCCTCTACAATCAAATATTGCATTAGCATCAATTTTATCAAGGTCATCAATATTTTCATGTCTTACCTTGAATAGTCCTGAATTTAATATATATTCATGTAAGGTTTCAGGATCAAATTGTATTGCTGTATTTGGAAATGCAAATTCATGAAAAAACTTTTTGTTCTTTTTACCCCAATCTTCATATAGAATACCAAATTTAGGTGTAGCTTTTATCTTATTTGTGTACCAATCAGTACATAAAGCAACCCATAATAAATTTGGTACATCTACTAAAGTCCCTTGTCCAACTGGTACTACAGAGATATTAGGGTCATATACTAATTCTATTTCATAGTTCCCAAAATCCCTAGTATAATATGCATAATGTAATGCGGTAATTACTCCAGCATTTCCTGCACCTACTATTGTGATTTTCATTAACTGAATTCTTGTCCAACAATTGCTCCATACCAGGTCGTTCCATTATCATATGAAGTAAAACTTAGGATATCTATCTTATCACTACCAGTTGTTATATCTGGTCCAGCACCACCAGCCCAATCAATATTTGTTCCATTACTTACTACTGTAGCCCAAGTAAAGTTTCTTGTACTTGTAGTAGTACCTTGAGTAATTTTTACAATAAAGTTGGATACTTGATTTGCTGTAGCATCAGGATTTGAAATTGTAAATGTAACTACATTACCAGACAGTCCCTCCAAATCCATAGCAAAGAAGTTACCAGTTGATAAATCTACTGTTACTGTAGTTCCTGATACTGTGGAAGTACCAATCTTTTCAGTAATTCCTTTATCAAATGCAACATGTCCATTTGTAGTTGTTGTTGTAATAAGTTTATCTTTAACATCTAAATTCCCACCAAGTATAGGTGTAGTATCAGTACTTAGAAGTGTTACAGTAGAAACAGTAGCAAAAGCAGAGCCATTCCATATTTTAAGCACATTTGCAGTAGAATCATATGCCATATCTCCTTCTGCAATTGCATTTCCTCCACCATCAGTTGTAGGAGTAGATGCAAAATCATGTATCTGATATAAATCTGCAAAGTTATCAACATCACTAATATTATTTGCAACTATTGTTACTTTATCGTCTATATCACCAACTAATTTTAAATAACCAGTTGATGCATGAGCCATAGCTGAAGTTCCAAGTAATGCTAAATGACCAGTTGATGCTGTAGCCATTGCGCTTGTACCGAGTAATGTAATTTCTGCATCTACATCTGCTACATCAGCAATATCAGCAATTACTCCACTAGCATTAAGAGCAGCAATATTAGAAATGACACCACTTGCGTTTAAATTCGCTATATTAGTAAGTACACCAGATGCATTTAAGTTTCCAATATGTGTAATTACATTAGTGGCATTTAGATTTGCCATATGCGTAATTACATTAGTACCATTAAGAGCAGTTATGTAACCTACAACAGTAGCCGTACCTAAATTGGCTACTTCTGTTGCTGCATCTCCTACTTTTTTAATATGTCCTGTAGATGCATGTGCCATTGCTGAAGTACCCAATAGACCAATTTCTGTATCTAAAGCTCCTAGCAAACCTACTTCAGTATCTACATCAGCAACTTTTGTAACATTTGCGGCATTATCTGCAACCAGTTTTATATCTCCTGTAGATGCATTAGCATAAGCATCTGTACCAATTAAGGCTATACTTGCTGCCATAGCACCTGTACCAATCCTACCAATCTCTGTAGCCTTTCCTGCAACAGTAGTAACATCTGCCCCATCAGTCCCAATATTTGAAACCGTAGTTACATCAACTCCATTAGTTCCAAGACTAGCAACAGCAGTTACATCAGAATCAATATCTGCTACTTTAGTTACATTAGCAGCTATATCAGCAACTAATTTAATGTCTCCAGTACTTGCGTGTGCCATTCCAGCCGTACCGATCAACCCTATTTCTGTATTTAAAACACTTAATAACCCAATTTCAGTATTAAGACCAGCAACAACACCAATATCAACTTCATCAGCATTTACAGCATTAATTGCAGTTTGATTACTTGAAGAAGGTGTAAGTTGTTCCCATGCAGTTCCAGTAGCATTATAAACCTTCATTACATTGATACCAGTATTTGTATCAAACCATAAATCACCATCTGTTACACCAGAACTAGGTGTTGCAGTCTGCGCCCCATGATATATACCAGTAAAACTAGCTAATGCAGCTTCTGCTAATGCCTGTGCTGCTTCCGCAGCATCTTTTGCATCTTCAGCATCATCAGCTGACGCACCAGTAGCAGCAATTTGAGCATCAATATTTTCTGCAGATACAGTAATATCACCATCTGCATCAAATGCTAATGCTTTACTTGCTCGTTGTGTTTTTGTCTTATTTAATGTAGAAGCAGTTTCAGCATCACTATCAAAATCACCTTCAGCAATACCTGGATCAAAACCAAAGCCAGCTGTTTGTAACTTACTAGCTTGCTGAGTCTGCATTACTATATTGTCTAAGGAAGTTTCTAATGACTCCGCATCAAAGAGGGAATTATTGGCGAGATCAGTTTCTTGTATATATGCTACTGTTCTTACAAATTTTAGCGGAACTGCACCTGGTGCATCATTAAATGCAATAGTAGCAGATTGTTTATTTGCTGCAACAGTTACAGTATGTGGATTTGAACCTCCAGTTGATGGTACTACAACAGCAGATACATATACAACAAGATCAGTAGGTTTATGAATAGGTAAATTAAAAGTATAGTCTGTAGCAGAACTACCTGTTACTTCAACTATATTTGTTGTAGAAGTAAGCATTAATATCCTCCGTATAAATTGCTTGGTTCATAAAGAAATGGCGAACCTCTTCCTTCTGCTTGTGCTTCTATACGATATAAATAGCCAGGATTTAGACTCTCCATCATTGCATAATGTAATCCATAATTCAAAGCTGCTTCTGTATAAAACAGATTTGCAAAAGGAGTATTATATCTTAAACTTTTCCATGCATCTGATGCATCTTTACTTCCGTCTGCTAGTCCAATCCATAGCTCACCCCATTCTTTAAATTGACTATAAGCTGCACCTCCAATTGCTTCATCCCAAGTATGGTTATATCTACCATATTCTCCTGCAAGATAATCACCAACTAATGGTGCAAATCCACTTCTTACCATTACATCAATGAATAAGTCTGGATCGTCAAATTCTGGAGGTTCTTTTCCTGCTACAAGATTCTTAAACAATACTGATGCATAACCAACACCTACTATTGGGAGAGCATGAACTATTGCTGGTAATCCTAATTCATATACTCGTGGATATAAAGTCCTTACTTGTTGTAACTGATATGTACGAAACATACCAGCTAATTTTCTAATTACATCAAAAGTACTACCTGGATCATGGTTCCCATACATTATAATACGATCACCAATCTTAGCTTCTGGTACAGCAGAACGAGATTCCTGGATAAAGAAATTATCTAATTTATTAGCTAATGAAGCATTTCCTCCTTGTTCTAAAATCCAATCACGAGTAATATAATTTTCTAATGTACTTGCATTTGGGTTCCATTCTCTTGCATTAAAACTACCAATTTTTTGTAATTGTGTCCAATCATTTTCTGTAAGACCATAACGAATCATATTATTTCGTTGGTTTTTACCTAATGATTTCCATGAAGAATTCAATGAATTAGCTAATTGATTAGATGACATAATAGAAAATGCTGTTCGTGAAGCATTTGTCCATCCTATTAACCCATTCATCCAAAAATAATGGTTAGCTAATTTCGATAATTGTCCTGCCTTTCCACCCCATTTACCAACAAATCTACTATAATTTTGTCCTATCATCCCATCCATTCCTGTTCCTAATGCCATATGTACTAACTTTTTCTCCATAGGATGTAGTTGATCAGTAGCGATCCTAACCATATTCTTAATCATTCCATAATAACCTTTATCTGGTCTAATACCTTGATGATGTAATAATATCCCTGCACTACCTAAATCTGCTGTTGCCTGGAAAACTGCTTTTCCCAACTTTGACATAGCTTGTTGAGCTATAAAAGCTGTTGTTAACTGAGATATTTTAGGATTACCAGCTAAAGAATGATCTCCTACTAATTCTTTTAATCCTGCATTAAGACTTCTCCATTCCCTTCCTGATAGCTTATTTTGTGATCTAAGGTCATTCCATAATGCTCTTAAATCTGCAATAGGATCAAAAATTTCTATTCGTGTTCTTGGACCTCCTTCCATGAAGGTTGTATTTAATTTACGTTCTTTATGTCCATAACCCATTACCATGCCTATTTCCAGGTAATGATCCATAGCATCCATGTTTTGAAATATTGCATGTGCTAAGTTGTCATGTCCATATTTATCATTATATTTTAATAAATGATTTGAATCCTTAAATTCAAGAATCCTCATTTTCTTAACATTTTCTAGTAATACACCTTGACCATTTAATTTAGGATCAATTATTTGTTCATAAACATTTTTTAAGTATTCTCTTGTATCCCACTTATTTGCAGGAATATTACTTCTTTCTGGATGTGCTAATCTAATATTCTTTTTAGTTGCAGCAACATCAATATGACTAATAATGTCATCTACCCATTTATCTACTGTTACATTCTTAATTTTAATTGGATCATGCCATTGAGATGTTACCCATCCCTTCTTCATATATAGTCCAGATCCATATTTTCTTGATTCTGCTAACTGAGTCGCTTGCTGTCTTTTAACTGCTGATGCAACTTGGAATGCAATTTTATTACCTGATACCATAGTTTCACCTTCAGACATCATCTCACTAATAAATGCATCTCTAAATCTTCTATCATTAACTCTATCAATTATATGTCCTTCTATTAATTTGAAAAAGTCATGTATCCCTATATTGGTTTCAGCTGCTATATCAGCTAACCTCCTTTGTATTCGTGTTGTAACTCTAACTCCAACAGAATTCTTATCATCAAAGAAAAACTTCCAAAATTTCTTATAAGGTCTTTTTAATTTCTCTGCCGTATTACGAGCATTATCAATAAATCTCCTTCCACGACCTATATTAACTGCATTTGATTTTTCCTGGAATCCTGCTTCTACTTGCTCATTAACTAGATCCTCTACTAATTCCTTTGCACTCTTATCAGATATTTCAACATCCTCCATGAGTTTATCAACTGTTAACTCGTCGAGTCCGCCTTTTATAGCATCTTGTTTACATGTAGCCATTAAATACCTTTCTTACCAGCACGACCAAAGAATCTGACACATTCCACTAATTTTTCTGCAATATTTCTTTTTGTCTCTTTAGGGTGTGTTAACGTAGTATGTATGTCATCAGCTGCTTCAGCTAAGATGCCTTTCCCTTCAACTTCAGGAACTTCATCAAAATCATATCTTTCAAAATCATATATTTCAGCACCAGCCTCATCAACATCTGCCAGTTGTCCCTCTAATTCTGTATCTGCTTGTCTGTCAGAATTCCTACCAAGTGCAGTTCCTGCATCAACATCAATATCATCTGCATGTATTCCTACATCTCCAAAGGTATCATTTGATTTTTGTTGTCTCCCTATTCTATGCATTGCTTCATCTAAATAAGTAAAATGCATAGCAGGAGGTATTTTCTTAGCAATTTGCCATGCCATTGGTAGTGTTCCAAATATCCCACCAAATGCTGTTGCTAATGCAATCTCTCCAAATATTGAGAATTGATCTAAGTTCCCTCCATGAGTATGTTCATATGTAGCTCTTGTAAATTGGAATAAAGATTCTGCTAATGCTGTATCTGAAGCTCCCTGTAGTACTGGTGCTGTGTATTTAACTACTGGCATTGTTTTAGCTATTTTAGATACTGTTCCCATTCTTCCAACAAATCCTCCAAATCCTGCTAAGTTAACTGGATCAGGTAATGCTCCAAGCATTGTGCCAGCAAGATTCGGTAAACTCCAGAAATCTACATTTTTACGAATATTCTGTAATCGTGTTTTTTGATCCCATTGAGTTGCAAGTACTAGAGCTTCACCTTCAGTCATATCTTCCTGATAATTAATTCCTGGTCTATAAGAAAGATGTTCCTCATTCCAAGAATCTTCTTCAATAGGTGTCTGGTTTGGAGCAGTCCATGCTGCTAATCCTGCACCTAAATAACCTAAAGTATTATATTGAAGAAATGACTCTTCTGCTGCGGATTTAAATGTCTCAAATGCTCCTGGTCGCCATCTACCAATAGCATCTTCGAGTCTTTTATTTCCGTAATTTAAATAATCTTCTTCCCAAAAATACATTAAAACTCGCCTGGTGGTGGATTATAATGAAAATATGTTGATGGAAGATGACCATGATAAAGAGGTCCTTGACCGCCTCGAAACTCTACTGCATCATAAACTGAAAATACTCTTTTCTCTTTAGTACCTACTCTTCCACTAAACATTTCACGTCTTCTTTGTTCAAATAAAGATGCAATTATAGCATCAGGAGCTTCATCCATTTTCCCTTCTCTACGTTGTCGTGCTTCCCATTCTTGAATCATATCCCATACTGGTATCCATACTAAATCCATTTCAACTTGTTTAGGATCACTAAAATCATGTCCAAAACCTAAAAGATTAGTTGCAAGCCCTTGTTGTTCTTTTGATCCATATAATTCTGAACCAGGACCAAATTTATCTATATAGTGTTTAACACGTTTTCTACTCATATCATAACCTGGAGTCATTAAACCCATGTCTTCCATCATTAACTTAGCATTAGACCAGAAATTTGAACTCGGTATATATGGAAGTAATGAAATAGGCCAAGGATTTTCAATACCTAACATACTTACAGTTTTCTTTGTCTGGTTAAAAAAGAAACTCCATTGATCCCATGGGTCCATATGGGCATCTAAATGTTTATATGCTTCAGGTTCTGCTAATGCAAGCATTTGTTCATCTTCTGATATATTCAAAGGTTTCCACTCAGCATTCGGATCTTCAGGTTGTTCATACAAATTTGCTAAAACACGAACATTTGGATTACTTTGGAATTCACTAAAATTCATATAATGCATTGCGTCTTCTCTATCTGCACCAGCTGGTCCCATTTGACCCATCAATACATTTCTATATCCACCTAATGTAAGATCATTAATTGTTGCAATCCATATATTTCCATCATTTTTCATTATTTCATCAACAACTGCACTTACAGTAGATGAATTAAGTGTAGGATTCCTTCCTACAAAGTCAGGATCAAGAAAGAATCTTAATTTCTTACCATGAACATTAAAGGCTCTATACCAGGTATTAAATTGATTAGTTTCAAGGGCATCTATGTTATCAAGAAGTCCATATTGCTTTAATTTAGACCTTTTATATACTGTTCCTATGCCATTAGGATTACTGTATCCACCTTTCTTTTGTAAATAATAGTCACCCCATAATAGTTTAGTTGCTCCTTCAATAGCTTTATTTAATGATTGAATCCCTGTATAGCCTATCTGGGATACAGTATATTCTAAAAATTCTTTTGTACGATCAAGCATATCATTCCCACGCTGAGTACCATATACTCTAAATATAGTGGGATAATTGTTTTCCATCGCAAGATTAATTTTTTGATCATAACTTCTTTTAAATGCACCATCTTCTGTTGCATCAGGAACAGTTAAAGTACCTTTTGTCCCTTCGCCACCTAATAACAACATCTGTTTTCTAGCATCTTCTGCTGGATTACTTTCAAATGCACCAGGTAATAAAAAATATCCTCCTCTTTTATATTCAGGATTTGCTATATTTTCATCATGGACAAGATCCATTATTTTATTTTGAAATTTAATAGGATCATGTTCACCAGTTTCAGTAACAGACCATTGCATTGCTTTACGATGGTAATCCATTACATTAGCTTTTAAAATATTCAATGGTGTATCTTGTAAATCACTCATTCTGAGTCTCGATGATAATTATGTTTCATATGCATTCTATTATTTACATTTTCTTCTGCCTTTTTTATATCATTCAAAAGCTCTGCTTGAGATTTTCTTTTTGGTCCTGGAGGTGCTGTTGAATTTGTTACACCACTTGTATCAATTGATCCATCTGTAATACTTACAGGCACCATTAACCTTTCAGCAATTAATTGCGCTCTTTTTACTTCCCTGTTCTCTTCAGGAGTATCCAACAAAGGAAATTCATCTATCCAATAAGTCCCTTGAGCCATTTCTGACCTAATTGCTTCTAGAGCAGTAGTTGGGTCTGACAATACTCTTTTACGCAATGATAATTGTGATTCTATTAATGTTGCCAATTCAGCATTCATAAAATATTTAACTGAGTCTCCACGATTAACAGCAGTTCCTTTTAACTCAACAATATATGCTTCTATCTCATTGAAATTATGTATTAATAAGTCTGATTGTATATTTTGTAATTTCTCTTGTGCTGTTTGATAAAATTTTATATATTCTTTTTGCTGATCATCAAATCCTTTACCAGTTTCTTCTATCATTCTACTTTCTAACATTGCCAAAGGATTATATTCCATAGTTGCATTATCAATATCAGCAGGATTCACATTTGCAGAAATATTACGCATATGTGTTATATCAATTGTATGCTGTTCTTTTAATGCACTCCAAAAAGCCTTTAGATTTTCATCAGTTCCTTCAAGCCACTTTTTATTTGGCGGTTTACCTTTCATTTTATTATTTGCAGCAGCTAATATTTTTTGTAATCCTACTTCTGCTTCATCAATAGTTTTAAAAGTAAGTGCTAACATTTGTCCATGATAACTTTTTTTATCATGCCATGCCTTTTCAATCATTTTACGATCCAATTGCTTTGGTAATTCAGGATCAGTCCATAATTCAAGAAAATTTCTTGCACCTACATCATCAACTTTAACTCTATTAATTCCTGCTGCAATATATTTTTCTGTAATAATCTTTCTTCGAGAAGCACTATATTTCTGTACAATATTAGTAAAATCTGTTTCTTTTATTAGCTTTACACCGCTTCGATTTGCTCCCTTAGTGACTTTTTGCTCGGGATCTGCTCTCCATTCGTATCCACTATCACCATATTTCCATTCTAGTTTACGACTTTCTTCTACTAAATCAGGAATTACTTTTGCTAATTCTTCAGGTGGCTTCAATACCCATTCCCCATTAACTTCATTAAAATAATTTTCTATATTATGAGGATTATTTTCAATATCAACTCCTATACGTCTTACAATATCTGAATGATCAGCTGCAGTTAATGCATCAGTTTCTTTTGTATTCATCTTCAAAGCCATCATTGCTAATTGAGATATTGCATTTGGATCGCCTTTTATTCCAGGATGAAGTCCTGCAAGATGTGCCATTTCATCACTTGTCATTTTACCATCAGCTTCAAATAGCTTTTGTGTTAAGTTCAAAACAGCCATTGGATCAGCTTTTGGAGGTTTAGACATTGTAACATGGTATTTTTCAATATATGGCTGAGTAAAATCAGGATTGAGAATATAATCTACTTGTTCACCTTCGCCACTATAACCAGTAAATTCTTTTTTATATCTATATTCTCCATTCTCAGCTTTCCTAATTGCAGTAAGAGGATCAACACGATTCTGAGCTAAAAAATGTTGTTTAAGAACACCACCCATTAATGTATTATGCATATCCTCAACATCTTTCATAGTAATAACTCTCCTTGACATAGCATCAAAAGCTCTATCTGAAAACCGATTAAGAATTTGATCTATACGTCTTTTAGCATCATCAGTTAATCCACCTTCTGTTCCTATGTCCTCTGGTTTAGCCTCTGTTGTTAATTGTCCTCTTAAGTTACCTAGTCTCCCTTGAGATAACTCGTATTTCATATAATTTTCATAACTATTATCATTAGTTCCACCTCTACTGTTTTTATGCTTACTCCAGGCTTTTACATAATCTTTAGGTTCTTCAGCAACAATAATATTTTCTTTATTATTTAATATTTCTTGTATTTCTGTTTGACTTTCAAGAGACTGTTTATTGAGTCGTCTCATCGTATGTTCTGATGACAACTTTGCCATCTTTTTCATTATTGCTTCTCCAGTTTCTTCTTTTGCTGCACGATATTGATCTTTTACTTGTTTTTGGTATTTATAACCTAATTTTTCGTATCCCTCCATTTCCTCTGGATTATCATATCCAAATCCTTCAATCTCACCATTTTCAAATTTACTTAATACTTCATCAGGTTTAATTTGTGAGGATGGAAGTTTACTTAATTCTTCTTCAATATATTTTTCATTCTGTATAAACTTTGCTCTAATATCATCTACAGCATCATCAGCAGCAGCCTGATCTGCCTGATCATTAATTTGAAAAGCTGCTTTTGCTAAGACTTCATGTGTAAATCCCTGTAAAGCATCCCATACTTTCCCTTCAGCGAATGCTGTATCCCCTGCTCCTTCATAGGGATCTCTTGTAGTTCGTTGAACTGCTTTAACATCTAAAACTTGAGATGGTTTTGCTTTGCTTGCATATGAAGATGTTTGTAACTCAGCCATCTATTAACTCCATTTAAATTCTTCTGTTGACCATTTTCCACCAGCAGTCATATATGTAGATCCGCTACTAGTCATTGCTCCTATCATTCCAGCAAAGAATGCAGAATCTGCTCCTGATCTGGTTGTAGCTGCTGCTCGTCTAAGTTGTCTTACACGCATTTTTACTTTGTGGTCTTCCATTTGGTTGACTGCAATAGCATTTTCTCGGATATTATCTAATTTTTGTCCTGTGTCCTCCATCAGCTTCAATTGGGTATTTGCATTTTGCAGATGTTGGTTTATTACTATTTCATGTGTAGTTCCTTCACCTATTTGCGCTCCGCTACCACCAATCTCTGACTTCATATTTTCTACAGTTTTCATACCTGATAACCCCATAACTCCAGCTTCATCCATTCCTTGTTGCAGAGTTTGATATGCTAATAAAGTAGTTCTTCTATTACGTTGATCAGTATTAAAATGATGAGTTATAATAGCTTCATCAGCAGTTAATTCATATTCATCTGCTTTCATGCCCAAGCCTTTTTTATTCGCTTTCGCTCCCATATATCCCTGATACATGGATAAAATTGCTAGTCCTGCTGCTGCATAACTCATGGTCCGCCTGTCTCTAGTTCAATAGATAATCCGTTAATTTGCATAGGTAATGGGCTAATACTATTAATTTTTACATTATGTACAGTCCAGCCTATACCTGATAAAGTTTGTTTTCTGAATCCTGAAAATAATGGTATAGGTTCACCAGTATTTTGTTGAGTTGATCTAAACAATAATTCTTCTGTTAACTCATTATATTCAAGTCTGATTCCAAGACTGTCTTGTATCAATGCTGTTAAAGTTAATAATCTTTTATTCCAATTATACTGGTTATCCAATGCTGGAGGATTTAAAGTTGTCATTGAAGCATCATAAAACATTCCAGAAACTGCAATAGTTGCTAATTGATGATCAAGTGTAAGAGTATCACTAGCAACTGTTTTATTAGCATGTTCCATCCCATTTGTACATAATCCTACTGATTCTCCTTCCAAATGTGCAACTGTCAAATCTTCTAGTCTTAACTCAATAACTGCATTATTTGCAGGAGCAGATACTAATGCCTGGTTAAGTTTCCAAGAAGTTAATGTACTTGATGGAGTAGTTGCTATTTCATAAATTGTTGTATCTGTACTTGCTGTACCATCAGCTTTCATTATTACAAATCTTGTACCCACAGCAGGAATAGAAGTAGAACCATCTACAGTAAGAGCAGTTCCAGTTTGACTAGCTCCATTAACTAAAGGTGTTCCTGTTACTAGATCAGAAGATGCATGTATCTTTGCAGAATCTAAGAATACTAATTCATTTCGTGTAGTAACATTTTCTGAAGGGAATCTACTTAATCTTTCAACATAACGTTTTGTACTACCATCAATAGTTCTGCTAACCTGGAACCATACCTGGTCAAAATCACTTTTAGGTATAATTGCTATGTCATTAACTACAGTATCAGTTCCTCCAATAGTATGTACTGCCCATGCTTTGAATTTAACTGCTCTATCATAACTTAATGATAATACCTTCCCATTATCCATTATCATCCAAATAATAGGGTTAGGTCTTTCCTGCCATGCTAATTTTGTAATATTACTTTCAGAAATAAGATCATAGGCTTTCATTGAAATACGAGTTTGTAACCATTGATCTTCTGAACCAGAGAATTCTAGCTCCTGTATTTCTCTACCTCCTCTTTGGGGATAAATAATAACATTTGATACAATTACAGGTTCAACATCTGTTGCAGAATATGATGTTTCTCTGTTAATAGTAAATCTGGTAGGAGTTACAGTAAGATTTGTTTCTGAACCATATAAAAAATATACACCAGCAGAAGTTCCAAGTGCTAATCGTTTAGAATCAAGAAGCCAAAGTATTTCATCAAGAGTGTCAGAATCTATAGTAAAATATAATCCATTGGTTGCACTAATAACTTCTGTTGTTACTCCTGATGTCAAAACTAAGGGTGAATCCTGGACACCTAATTCAGTTGGTGCAAAATTATAGAAGTTACCTGATCGAGATAACCAAACTGTAGAAGGTTCAAATGATGTTGCAGCAAATACTAATCTTTGTTGGTATATCTGCGATTGTCTTGGATATCCATTACCAGTAAATGCATCCATACCTGAAGTTAAACTAGTATAGTCCCAAAACCCATTAAATGCGCCTAATCTCCACTCACTTGAACCCGCACCAGTTGTACTATTGTATCCATCATCTGCATATACTGATAAGTCTGTCGATAATGTAACTGTTACTCTCGATTCGCTAGTTAATGATTTAATATTACCCCATGCCCATCTAATACCACCTCTTCTAGTTGTAGTATCTGCAATAGGATTTAATCTAATTAATCTACCTATGTCATCAGATGTAAAATAATGTCCTCCATATCCATTTCCAACAAAGGATAATGTTACTGTTGCACTTGCAGTAGCAGCACTTGATAAAACAAAAGAGGTATCAGTTACGATTGATTCAACTGTTGCACCAGTAGGGATACCTACACCAGATACGACTTGTCCTACTAGCATTCCTGTTGTAGATCCAGGTACTAATACTGTAGTGGTACTTTGAGTAGTACAACTAATAGATAATGGACCAGCAGAAATAGTTGTAGCCCAACTATCAGGATTTGTATTATATCTATATTTAGAATCTATACTAATAACTGCTTCTCTTTCGTAAATTCTCCTGTTAACCATTATCTCACCTGTAAACTGATTACCAGGTGTTGGAGTTGGAGAAGCATCATCTTTATTTATGTATCCAATATCAAATGCAGCACCATTTGGTTTATCAGATACTTGGAATGAAACTGAGGTTGCATATACTACATAGAAAAAATTGTCTGCTGAATGTGTTCCTGGATCACCAGTATGATAAGCAGGAATATGCCCTCCTAAACATGGATCACCATTATCAGCAGGATCAACAGTACCATCCTTTATTATAATCTGAGTATTACTTGTTAATGTTGCACAATGTAAATTTATCTTTTGACCAACTTGCATACCATGATTTGCAAGTATAATTACATTATTGACAACATCAAACTGACAAAAGGCTATTTCATCATCAACTTCCAATGAAGTATTAACTGAATTTAGTGCAACGAAAGACTTATCAGGATCAGCATTAACATTTTCATAAGGGCCGTCTTCTTGGATATAATCTGCTATTGTCCATACTGAATTGTCTTCTGCTCTAACTAATGAGGCAGTAGAATCAATTGTTCTTTCTAAGAGGAATGGTTTTCTAGTAGGACATGTGAAGAACAATACATCACCACTCTGTGTCCAAGATAAAGAAGCTATTTCGTCAATGTTTTTTGTAGAGTCACTTGGATGTGTATATGTAAACCATCTATGCGATTTTATTATATATGGATCAGTTGAAGCTCCACCAAATTCCATTAGTTTATCTTGGGAGAATATTCTGATATAGGGTTTATTGCTGAATGTACATTCTTTAGTTCCAGTACCTATAGCAGTTTCCGAAATTGTAAATTCAGTTGTTGAATCTATTGAAACAACAGTCGCACTTGTATCAGATGATGGATATGCTGTAGATGTTGTCATCATATCTGCATCTTCACTTTGCCATAAATGCTGACCAACACTTATTTTAGCTACATTTATAGCTGATGCAGTAACAGTAGTTGTTCCATTAAATGTGCAATCAAAAGTATCATCGGTAGCATCTTCATCATACCCTATTTCAATAACATAAGCCTCAGTCCCACCTTTATAAAAAGGGATCAGCTTAGAGCGAACCGATTTTGCCTCTGCTACATAGAGTGTGCCTGGTCGCTTCACCATTGGCCCCTCAATCAAAGGAATCATGTTTTCGGCTGAATCTACCCCATAAGAGTAAAACTCTTCAGGAGAACGCCCATGAAGGCTTTTAGCGAGTACTCCTTCAGTAAACCTAGATTGCTGAAACTCAAATGTCGGCATTATGACGCTGGAGGTGTAAAGTTATTAGCTACTGCGTTACCTGTTTTTGGATAGTTAAATGTTCTATGTACTGGTGTAGTCTCTCTACGCCTTGCATTCCAGAATGTAGAATCTTCTCTGTGTTCTGGTGTCTTATCTTTGGAATTAGCCGATCTAGCTTCTTGTAACCCCATTATAAATTTTTGCATCATTCGGTCTTTTAATCCGTCTTTACCAGTTAGAGTCTCTGAAACCTCAACTGCAAGTTTTAATGCTATTGCTTCACCCAATAATACATCTAAAGTATTTATATCTATAGGTTCATGCACATATAAAATATTAATCTCTGTTTCATTTGATAATAATGTATCAGATTGTATCCTAAACCTTGATACAGGATATACATCAACAATTTTTATAAAATCTACTGGCAATTGGAATGTTGTATTAAATCCAAATAAAGGTTCTCCAATACTTGTTAGGGCAATTCTTTTCATTGCAGAATTCCAATCATGCATCCGTAATATAGTACGAATTACATCATCTATTCTTGCATTACATATTCTTGCCCTGGCATTATCATCTGTTAAATTCTGAATTGGTCCTTCACCAAGATTCGATAAAGCTAAATTTGCAATACTAACTCTATTCATAATTTTCCTTTAAAAAGAGGTGTAGGAACTTATTGACCATGGATTGGAAGACTGGACCATCCAGCCTTATTAGCATAATAAGTTCTACACCCCTATTATGGTTAGTCGATTGTATACTTAATCGTTACTGTAATAACGGTGTCAGCAACTTGTGCTAACGAGCTATTACCTGTTACTGTAACCAATCCTCCTGCACTTAAAGCTATAGGTGCAGCAGACGCAGCAGTAGCAGAGCCTTGCTCTAATACTCGACAACGTGTGGTATTGTATGTTCCAGCAGCAATTAAAGTAATAGCACCACATGCAAGAACCGCAGTTCCTGATCCATGTAAAGAAGCTGATGTAGAGACTGTTGCCTCCCATACTCTGCTTCCTGCTGGTAATCTACCAAAATTGATAACTGAACTTACAGCACCAGTACCAGATTGTGTATAAGTATCATGCAACACACGCATACGACCACCCTTAGAATGAGCATCGCTCATCTTCATAGGTAGTGTTACTTCGTTTGCAGCATAATCGACAGCATTATATGTTGCCATTTTAACTCCTTATTTAATTAAAAGTTAAGCGTTCATTTTAAAGGACTCAACCTAATAAATTAGGACATTTTGAGGCAATCAATTTGAACAACCATTTCCTCCCAGATTCTAGTTGCACCCATATCCATTTCAAAATATGCATACGGAGTAAAACTTTTATCTGCTCGGGGTTCAATTTTAGTAATCGGGTCCATCCACACACATAACGAAAGACCAGCAGGATGGAAAGCAAGAACTTGCTCACCAGTATCACCACCTGTCATTGTTACATTTGTTGGAAGACTCTCATACTTAATGAATTGGAATCCTGCAAAGAAGTTTGTTTCACCTTCTACTAATGCACGAATATTATTGTAGTCTATGCTTTGCACAGCTTGAGAATGAAGCAGAGCTTCTATCTGTGACTGTGAACATACACATACATATAACGGATTCCCGCCTTCATCGTATTGATCCGCTTCGTTCTGAGCAAGTATTCGTCTTGCGCGAAGAAGTTTGTCAATAGATAGAGTATAATCACCTCCTGCATTCACCATACCTTTGGTTCGTGCATCAGGCGATGAGCCATAGGCAAACTGAACACCGATAAACTGATCTCCAATAACTTTACCAGAGAGAGTTGTTTCAGTACTCGAAGTAGTCCATAAAACAGGCGTTGCTCCATCCATTGCTCCACTTTCAGACTGATATGCAGTACCAAAAGCAGCATCAACGATGATCTCATCCATTTTACGAGCCATAGCCATACTAGTTGCTTCTGCATAAGGCTGAAAAACATCGTAATTCATACGACGTTGATCAAATCCTTCCACAAAAAAACCTGCATGGTAAGGTCGTGCTGTCACTCTCCTGCGCTGATGAGCGATGGCTTGAACAGGAGAATCTGCGAAACGAGCATTCTTGTTTTCGGCAGTAACACCACCAATGCGATCAATGAATTCCGCAATACCAGAACAATCAAGTTTCTGGCTTACCATATTCCTTAATCTAGTGGTCTTCTGCTGCAACATATGCTGTACATCCTGCGCATAACGCTGGACATAACTGGTTTCGATATCACTAAATGTTGGCATATTGTTTCCTATAAGGTTAAAAAAGGTTCAATAGCCTAGCGATTATCCAAATGGGTCGCAGATAATTTATTGGAAGGTCATTAGATTATCTTCTTCTAAATCTCTTATTTGGCTTAATTTATCTACCAGGGTAAGCTGTTCTAAACAACTTATCCATTCTTGAGGATGCTGCTTTATGGTTGACATCAGTTCTGTCCAAATATGACTTGGAGAATTCTTTATCTTGATAAAGACTCTCAATCTCCTCCTTTGCCATTTGTGGACTTTGTGCTTGTCCTCCAATACCAGATCCAACTACTAATTGGTCATCACCTAACATTTGTCCTACTTTAGAGAACGCTTTTAGTAATTCAGGATGATTACCTAAACCAGTTTCATCCATTAATTTACTAAATTCAGGTGATGCAAATTGTGCAAATGCACGTTGAGCCATATCAATATTACTGTCGTAGTTAGTTCCCCATTCTCTTTTGAGATTGATCTGACTGTTAACTGCAAAATCTGCATTTTGCTTGTCAGCTGCTTTGGATTGCTCTTCTTCGACAGAAGCATATAGCTTTAGCATATTTGCCGCTTGATCTTGAGTAAGACCGAGTTGGTGAGTTGCATTACGATAAAAGTCTAATCTACCGTCATCCTCACCAAAATCGTAACCTTCTGGTGTTTCTGGTCTACCGATCTTGTTGTAGAAATTGTCCCTTGATTCTCCTTCTTGTGGTAACTGTACAAGATGGTCAGGGTTTCCACCGATTTTCTTAACTGCATTAACATAGGATTTAGCTAAGTTATCTACAGATGTAAATGTCTGAAGACTAGGTTCATTCCTTAAACCTTCAGGCAAAGATGTTGGATCGAATTGCATTCTATCAAAGTGAGATGATTCGGGTGTCCCAACACCTGATCCAGAAGCAACTTGTCCTGACTCATCAGGGGTAGCTTCAGTAGTCATTTCTTCCATTATTGTCTCCTTTTAATTCGTTCAGTTTCAATTTGATCCATACGCCTTTTTACAGCATCCAGATCTGTATTTATTATCTCCATCATTTTAATAACAACTGATCTTTGACCTTCTTGATAGGCGGAGATATAAGGATCAGGAGTTTGTACTGTCTTATAAACATGAAAATTTTTAGCAAGTATTGCAAGAAGTTCTTTTCCTTCTTCACTACCAAATACATTTCTAAATAATTCTGCTTCTATTTTCCTCTCAGCGAAAGGGAAGTTCATGCTGCCCTAGCTTGTGACCTTTTTGCTTCAGCATTAGCCTGACTTTCATCTACTTGTGCCATCACTTGTGCTTGCTGTTGTTCCATCTGCATTTGCTTTTGTTGCTGTTGTCTCTTAATAATCTCCTGTACTTCTTCTTCTGATCTCAAGTTAGAAGGAGGTACTTGCAGGACTTCAGCTGTATTCTTTAATATTTTTTGAGTATCAAAATACATTGGAATAGTTTGATCTATCTGTGCCAGAGGCATTATCATTTCAAACAATTGTACCATTGAATTTACTTCACCACTCCTCAATGAAATAGATATTGGATTCAGATATTCAATCCTGTAGCCAATTTGTTCTAATACAGGCGGTAAAGGACCAAGCATCATTGATCGCATTAGTATATTTACTGTTCTTCTGATAAGAGGATCAAGAAATTCATTCTCCTGACGTGCTAAAAGTGGCCCAAGTACAGGCATTCTCTGTCTCATACGGACTGATACTTCGGTTGCAGAAAACCTCATTACATCTCCATCTGGTGCAGTTGGACCAGGTAATTCCAGGACATCAAGGAAAAACCCTTCTTTTATAGAGCCTGTAAGTTTAGCACTTAAATCCATTGCATATTCAACCTTACCAGCATTGGGTACTGGAAATATCATATCTTTACCACCTATACCTACATTGTAATAGTTAATTGCATCAGGCGTTGTATCAAGTGGATCAAGGAGTCCTGAATCTGGAACAAACATAGGAGGTGCAATAGCTTTTTGTACACCTTTTAGATATACTTTCTCAACTTCATTCATTAAACGCATATCAGGTAATACTTCCCATGCTGGACCTCTGCCATAAATTTCTCTATCTGATCTCTCCCATCTTGCACAGATATATGGCATCTCATCATATCCACCAACCTGAATTACATGTTTTTTATCTTTTAAATAAGTAATTGCAACATATTGTTTCTCCCATTTTTCAGGTAGGAACTCCATTAAAGTCCATGATGGTGTTACTAAATGCACTACATCTTCATCTTCCAGCATTTTATCCCCAAAGCCTTTTTTAAGTATATCTTCAGGAAGACTCTCTGCAGGATACCGACTTACTAAATCCTTCGCAGTTTGTTTGTAGAGTCTGTAGATCGTGTCAATTTCCATTTCACCTCCAGCAGCCAATACACAATCAGAAAGAGGGAAGTTGCGGTAACGAGGACCAAGACCAGGAATATCTTCAACAAAAATGATACCAGTCCCAAAAGCACCCGCTTCGAGATAGTACTGATATACTGCGCTATGGAAATTAGAGGATGGGCGTGATATATGATGTTTAACAATTTTTGTAGCATTTTCTAACCATAGTTGGACATCTCTTTGTTTATCAACCTCTGTAACACCAGTTGTTAGTTTAAACCATTCAGCACCCATAGGAGTAAATACATTATGGATTTGTGATGCAAAACGTTTTAATGCTCTCATGGCTGTACCTTCAAATGCCATCTCTAAGCGTTCTTCACCTAGTGAACGTTTTGAAGTAAAGTCTGATCTATGAGGTAACACATATTCTGCAAGTTCCTGCCAATGGCGTTCCCAGGTAGTACGCTTACCTTTTAAATATTCGTAGTGTTTGTCAATCCTTGAACCTAAAGGATCTTTCTCCCCATATTGTGCCATAATTTTACCTATGCGTAATTACCCTTGTTTATCATAGAAGGAGCCATTTGCGCCTTTCTATTCTGTCTTGATTGGAAAGTATCTTGTGATTCAACTAATCTTCGTGATGTACCTTCAAGACCAAATGGATCTCCAGCATTAGTCGGGCGTCTTCTATTTCTCAATTCGTCACTTGCTCCATCATCACTCCAATCAAAGGCATAATCCATAAGGCCCCCGAACATATTACCTAAATCCTCACCATAATCTTGAAATAGATTACCTATATTTGTTGCACCATGTTCTATTATGGCATCTTCATCTTTTCCTGTTACCCAATCATACCAAACTTTACCTGGTCCTTGTCGCAACCCCTCAATATTTGCATCATACCAGCCTTGAGGATTCGTAATTAAAGCATTAGGATTGTTAATATTAATAGATGCATCAAGACCTTGATTTATTATAGTGCTTGTATCATTAACAACAGCGTTTAAATTGTCGAGAGCTACATTAGCATCTGCAACATTACTATTGATTGTGTCTTCCATCTGATTGAGAGTATCAGTATTTTCATCAATACCTGTTTCAATATCCTCATTTATATCAGCAATATTTTCATTAATCTTATCTTCGGCATCTCCTGCAGCATCTGATAAATCACCTACAGTTGTATCATATCCTGCTTTCCATTTATCATATTCTGAATATAAATTCTGCCGATACTGTTGGAAATCCCCCATACTGAAACCTTCCATATGTTTCAGCATATCAAAACCCATCATCCATTTAGATTGAAAAGACGAATCAGCTGCCCATTTACCAGGCATCCATGCTGCTTTCATTGCTTCAGGGTCAGTCCATCTTGCAGCCATATCTTCCATTCCAGTCCCTGCCCAAAGATCTGTAAGACCTACGGCTCCTTTATCCCACCAGTCACTCGCCATATTCTGCATTCCAGTCCAGGCTTTATTTGTTTTTTCTTTTATAATTGCTGCTGTAGCAGCTGCAGAATCAACACCACCTTCATATGTATCTTGAAGACTGCCTGTTACATCTCCAAGAGTACCACCATATGTAGTAGGATCATATTTTGTACCACCTAAACCTAATGTTCCTCCTCCACTTCCAAATAATCCCATATTATCTCCTTATGATAAATTTATGATATATCTTTAACATTAAGGCGACCACGTTGTGTCTTTGCACGATCATGGTATCCACCAGCTTTTATTTCTGCAAGATTCCTCCTATCTATCTTTCCAATCTGAGCAGCTGCAGTCCAATTACCCTGATTGATTAAACTTGGATCTTCTGAATCATCGACTGTAGCTCCGCTTCCACCAGAACCACCACCTCCCTTATCAGCATAAACATCCCTTCCAAACAAATGATGTCCTGCTCGGGCAGACCACATAGCCAACAAACCCCCTTCTTCTTCATTCCCAAATATATCTTTAAATGTACCACCTGATTTTGTTAAGCCACCTTCCCATAGTGGGTTTAGTTGTCTTGACCATCCCATCGTATTATCGCTTAGTCTGTCAAGTCCACCACTTAATCTTCCAGTTGGATTCTTTTGATGAAATAACATATCACCAATATCTCCACTAACAGTTCTTCGATCACTAAGATAGTCTCTAGTATTGCTTAAGCTAGTAGTGAATCCCTTGCCAAATTTTCCGATTTCTCCTCCTCTATCAGTAAAATTCTTTGCAAATTTACCCCACCAATCACCTGATGAGCCTCCAAGACTAAATTTCATAATATCTCCTATGCATAAACATGTTTTTCAATTGGGAAGTAGTTCCATTCACCAGGTCCAGATCCTATAGCTTTCCTAGTTCGTTTTTTACTCTCCTTGTTTAAAGAAGCAAATTGTAATGATTGTGTTGCATATCTGGTTGCACTCATTAAGTCATCCATGTTTGCGACAATTTTACCATCTTTACGATGATACATTCGGACTTCTTCATACCAGTCATTCAAGTAATTAAATACTTTAAATCTTCCAGTTTCCATTCTTTGAAGAATTTCCATAATACCAGGTTCAATTGCAATATCACCACCAGGATTCTTAAAATGTGTTCCTAACATCTTAATTCCCTGCTTTCTATATATATCTGCAAGAGACTGACCTGATCCTTTATCATGCTGTGAACCATCATGAGGCCATACTACAGGAACCCATGCACCCCTTTCTTTAATTGCAGCAGCATGTATAACTGGTGTGGCAGAAGATTGACGATAACAATCATAAACATATACCACATCAGTATCACGATCCCATGCAAGCCACACGGCAGCAGTAGGGTGATCCCAACCGAAATCTATACCACAGATACGAGGCCAATACTCTGGTATAGCAAATGGCTCACATCGGATCTCATCTTCCATATTAGGAAATACTAATCCAGAACCAAAAACAGGGACACCCTTAGAACGCATTTCACGTTCATGTGGAGGCAACGCTCGAAGTATCTCTTCCTTGATATCCTCATTCAGATGAGGTGCGTCATCCCATGTCGCAGAGAACAATGCCTGTGAGCTACCTAGCTTTGTCATAAACTGAGTAACTACTGGAGTCATCCCTGTTTCTGGAGTAAAAGTCATATACACAAGTCCACCAGACTTCAAAGATGCCCGAAGTGCTTGAGAGTATATATCCTGTGGAGGTTCCTCATCCAACCAGACAACATCTACTGCTTTACCCATCCATTGCTGTTTGCCCTGCTCATAAGATTTAAACATTAATTTTGAGTTCTTTCCAGATTTATGTTTAACAACTAGGCTTTGCACAGCATTTGGGATACCTGGTAATCTTAAAGGTGTACCTACAATAAGTTCTCTAGGTATTGCACCCTTACCATATTCTTCAGGATCACCTGGTTCTCCTAATAACTCTGCTTGCACTATATCTCTTGTATTACCTGTAGTGTTGCCAGCAGCCCATACTGTAACTGGTCTATTAAATCTAGCTCCTGTCCACCAGTCTGGATAGATCCCTGTCAAATGTATTGCAAGTTCAACGGCTCCGCAATATGTTTTCCCTGTCTTATTAGCTGCCATTAAAAGGCGTTGTCGAGCTAACTTTCCAGTATTGTCTTTTGCATTATGAAATCTTTTTTGATATTCATAAGGCTCATACTGAAGAAGTTTATTAGTTTCTTCTGCCTCTACTATTGCTTCTGCAATTGATATAGCACGTTCTGCGTTACTCACATCCAACTCTCACCATATATCTTCTTCATCAATTTTTATTTTCTTTTTACGATTCTCTTCTGTCGTTTTAACTCGTTCAGTAACTAGGACTCCTTTATCATTTTTTACAAGTTTAGGTGCATTAATACCTGGAAACTTCTTTTGTAAATAAGATTGACCAGTTGTTTTATTAGATTTTTTAGGTACTTTTTCCCAATTTTTTGTTCCTATTTTTCTGCGCCATTCTCCTTTTTTTGAGAACTCATATTCACCAGTAGTCGTTTTCTTTGTATCTGTCTTTTTCTTAACTGGTGGAACTTTCTCCCATGTTTTAGTACCCACTTTTCTGCGCCATTGCTTTTTTGCTGAATATTCATAGTCAGACTTATTATCCAGAGATTTTGCAGTTGAAGGTGCAGCTTCTGTTTTGGGCTGGATAGTTGACTTAGGCTTAGTATTACTTTGATCTGATGCTTGTAATACATTAGTCTCAGTCGAAACTAATTTTTGTTTTGTTATAATAGAAGCAGAGCGAGATGTAATTTTTTTTGGTGCATCTTTGCCAACTGTAGGAGGAAAGTATGCAGGAGGACTGAACTCAGGATTATCCCAACCTGGAACTGTAGGCTGTTTACCAGTCATTTGAATATATTTTTGGCCCTCTTCTCTAGTCATCATGTGCTTACCAGTCTGTTCCGCTGCATACTTTAAAGCATCATGATATCTTTGTGCTTGTACTTTCGGCTTATAATTCAATGGGTTATCCTTATTACCCCAACCAAACTCTGAGTCATAATCCATTAACCCCTTATTTGATTTAAGCTGGTTACTTTCAGGTGAAGTAGTTTGAAGTACACGCCTTTCATTTTTAATATTTCGTGCTTGTTTCATGGTAATGCTTGGACCATGTTTATCAAGTACCCATTTAGGCCATTTATTTGCTCCAACTGGATGAGTAGTTCTTCTTTTTAATATAGATTGAGGAACAGGGTGATCAGTTTGATATGGACCAGTTATTGGTTTTCCACTAATTTGGTCAATTGGAGGATTATCTAAGTCTAGCGTTGTAATTAATTCTCCACCCCATTTTTTCTCTGTTTTTATTTTAGGATCAGGAGTATCTCTTGCAGCTACTAATTCTCTACTTTGTCGCCATCTTGTATCAAACCCACCCCAAAATTCTTCTCGTGTCTTAAATCCACCTTCTCCAGTAGGTCCACGAGTTAGAATTGTTTTCGTGTCATTATTAGTAACTCTTTTATTTGGTTTGACGAGATTAGGTGCTTTCTCCTTTACTACTATTTTAGTTTGTGGCAACAGATCCTCCTGAACAAATGCAGCAGCTACCTGACCTTGCTTTTTCTTAGAACCACCTGGCTTATGCCTGGTAAGGTCTAATAATCTTGATAATTCTCTTTCTTTTTTTCTAGACATATTAGATTGGGTCGCTCCAGTGTACTCCGCCTTTTCGTCTAAAATCTTTTACCCTTTTTAGGGATGAATATCCATGTTCACCATAAACTTCTTCAGGGAAAAATCTATGGCTCAATGCTTGGTAATAATCCTCCTTCTTCATTTCACTAAATCTTGTTAAAAGGGACTTCTTCTTAGGTGGATGCAGCGGATATGCAGCTTTGCTCTCTTCATCACGCTTTTGTTCTTGTACAACAGCACCAAATGCTCCAACAAATGGAGATATTAATGAAAAGGCAGTTAAGGCATTTAATGTAGTAGAACCAACTGGTTTAGCTGCTTTAGCAAGTGCTTTTACTCCTGCCTTACGGACTCCTTTCTTTGTAGTGTATTCCCCTGTTACACGGCTCTTAAACAATTCAATAGTTTCTCCAGATGGACCTATGCCAGCTTTAGCATTCTTTGCTCGTACCTCCTTAATGACTTTAAGAGCATTAGTGGCTTCTTTAGGATCGGATAAGAATTTTTGAGTCTTTGCAATAACATCTTTGCGTGTTCCACCAGTAAACATTCTTCTACCAGTACTGACTTCGGATGAAGCCCAACCTTTAGGTGCTTTATGATAAACTATATTAATACCATGAATATGTTCACCTTTAGAAACTGTCATTGAGTAACTTTGACCCTCTTTATTAGTGTATTTGACTACATCACCAGATTTGAATTGAGGGATTTTAGGTGCATTTTTTGCTGCCTCATTCTTCGCATTCTGAGCTTTCATTTCTTCTAACTGATCATCCATCAGTAGTTCGTTTGCACTCATTTGCGAGCCTCCCTCATATACATTGCTTGGAAAATCTTCTGGAACTCCATCATGGTACATTCTTGCTGCTTTTAAATTACTGAACCATTCGGATTCTATAGGCGGTGTATTAGATGTTGTAGCTCCTGGAATTCCTAGATCACCACCACCTTTACGTTTAGCAGCAAGCTCTGCAAGGCTGTTAATAAGTGTTGACTTCTTATCTCCTTTGCCCAAATGAGCAATAGTCTGACCTTGTACTGGTTTTGGTGCTACATATGGCTTTCTGCCTCTTGCTTCAAATTCTTGAATTTTCCTAGCAACCTGTCTATCCCATGCTTCCCGATTAGCTTGAGTATCCTCTTTGAATTTCGCCATTTGTTGTCGTTCTTCATATGTAGGCTGGAATATACCTTCTGATTGATCTGGAACTACACGAACTGACAATGTACCAGGTATTTCCATCACTTGAGTGCGTATTTCACTTATCGGTTTAATCGGACTTTCTGGATCAACACTTTGTCCTACTTTACCAGCGTCAAATGCAGTTAACAGAGTTTTACCTCCAGGTTTAAATCCCTGCTTTGCAACTTCAGAGATGTTTTCCATATCTTGCTGCATAAGCAAGTTAGTTCGATCCAAATGCTGGTCAGTATCAACAGATGGTGCAACAGCAGCAATTTTCTCTCCACTTACAACATCAAATTCTGCTTTAGGCTTAACAAATTCCTTAAGGGCATCTGTAGTAACAGAATGTGGACTTTGCATACCATATGCATGTTGCTGTGCAGCAAGAAGATTCGTTGTTAACGCAGTTTTAGGTGTTTCTGCAACATCAAGAGTATTTACCCATTGTGAAGGTGTAAGACCAGTATCAACTTGCTCTGACCAGTATATCTGACCTGGATAATCCTTCCATATTGTTGCTTGAGTAGGACTCTCCCAACTCCATGTTCCCCCACGAGTAGAATAAGTCTTGGTTTTCTTCATTGTGGTTTCTGCTTCGTCTCCTAACTCATCCATCCATGTGGTAACAGGCTCTTCTACATTGGGATTTTCAAATTTTTGAATTACTTGACCCTGTTCATC